TAGTAAAAGTTATTGTTATACTCTGTCATTTCGGCGTGCTTTAGTTGCACACCAGTGATGAACTTCTCCGGGCGCGGCGCAAACGTGTGAGCGGACATCAGCATGCTATCCGCCACTCCAGACTCTCTACGGATGGTTACATCGGGGATAGTCAGAGCGGCAATGGCTGCCATAACGGCTTCAACGTCTACGGTTATACTCATTACATCACCGGCCTCGTGAACGAAGTTATGACTTTTTGGGCATGGTCCGAATAGTCCTGCGGTCTGATGACTATCCCAGCTTGTGTAAAACTGATGCGCCCGTTCGAAGATTGCCCTGCCCTGGTCTGGTAAATATTCAAAACCGTTTCCAGAACAATCTGTTTTATCTCCGGTTGCACAGCCCAGCGATACAATGTCGCGCCATTCAAATGCGTTGCAGCGGTCGAGCCATTGTCGCCGCGTTGATTGACGGTGATTACTCCGGTGGTCTGGTTGGAGTTGGCAGCGTTGAATATCTCGGTATCAATCTTGAATATATCATTCGTAAATGTCGAGCCGAGCGCGGTACTCATGGTCAGCCCAGTCGTGTCTGTAATTGCTGCCGAAAGCGTATCAATAGCGGTCCAACCACGCTGTATATACTGATTGTGGAAGCCCCACCAGCCTTTTACAGAAATAACCCATTCAATCGCGCCGATCCCGTTGAATATCCAAAAGATATAAGTTGGGCCGATAAGTTGAATGGCATAATGCGGGCTGATGTTCTTAGGCCTCAGGTTGTAGACCTTCCCGCCCAAGCTGGTTGTCAAAGAAGTTATGTCGGTGGTATCTCCATTGATGATCTGGACTTCTTCGAGCAGGTCGTCATCCAAGAACAATAATCTAGGTGAATTTGTATAAACCGGAACGCTGAAATAACGGGTTTCGAAGCGCGGGTAGAAAGTGCGGTGGCATTGGTCGTCAATGTCCCGACTTATTCCGTTGATTATCTCTACCGCGATCGTGTCATCAATCGCGTCGATGACCTGCCCGGTCTGCTGCCCGCGTTGGGTGGCATAATTCTTAAACTCAGTCAGAGAGCAGTATGGATTTATAAGTGGTAAACCCAGCGCGGAACCGGTTACAGTGGTTGTGCTGGTTGGCGCGGCGGTCAGCCCGGTACACGTTCCATTCGCAATAGCAATATTGAGCGTTGCGTCGTTGGGCGCATCCACCCGAGCAGTCAGTTGTACCGAAGTAGTTGTGCCACCTACCACGTACAAAGAGGATAGATTCGTGTCAATCGCGAGGGCGTAGCGAATATCCTGTGCAACTATCGCAGCGGTATCCGATAGATTAACTGCAACAGAAAAGGCTTTCGGACTGCCCGGAAGAACGGCGGAAGTTACCGTGACGGTGGCATTCCCCGCCAGGGTTATCGTTCCTACAACGGTCGCGACATTGGTCTGTTTTGCCATTTATCCGCTCGCCTTTGTCAAGTTATCATACTTGGCGATATAGTCAAAATTCTCTTTCATAATTCCAGATTGCGCTCCAGTATCGTAAGCAGCTTTACCAAGTTTAGCGATAAAGTCTTTCAGTTGCACTTCCGCCTGTGGGTTGCCCTTGGTCTGCGCCCACGCATTCCAGACGTATTCAACCATACCGCCCATCCGATCTTCGGAAGTGCGCTGTAAATCTCCGTCTGTCTGCGCCTTTGCGGATGCAAACTCAAAAGCGTTTCGGTCAGTACCGTCGGCATAGGCGGAGTATTTCTCGGCTTCGGCCAGCGCGCCGGCCTTCTCGCCCGCAAAGACTGCCGCATCTTCGTACTGCTCGATCAATTCCGCCACTTTCTTAAATTCTTTCTTGGCAATATATCTTTCAATGGCGGTCTTGATATTATCTAAACTCTTGTCAGCGGAAGTCCATTCTGCGTCAAGGACTTTATAACGCTCTTGGAAGAAGGACTTGTCTAAAACAAGCACCGCGTCATATCCGTACAGCGTCCCTTCAAATATTTGTGTCTTGTCGTGGATGTGAACGTTCTGCTTGCCAAGTTTGCCAATCAGGAACCCAACCCAAAAACGATAAGCCTCTGCCTGGTAACCATATTCCGTCCAGGACATTTGCACGCCGTAAATGTCAACGCGCTCATAATCTTGTAAGGCAGCTAAAGCCAGCGCCTGCGAAACGGTCGAAGTGAGTAACTTCGTATCGGTCAGTGCCAATGCATCTTCCAACGGATAGCGCACAGAATCTGGTACGCGCGGATCTGCTTCCTGCATGTAGACTGGCTTCCCGTGTGACTGTTGCAGCCAATCCCAATACTGAGGCACTTTGATATTGGGGGCGCTGTATTTATCTGGTACGTGCATTTGGAAACTGGCGGTCCAACGCTTGCACCAGTCCGTCAGCGGCGCTTCATTCAACACCCAAATGTCGAATGTTTCGTCGTTGTACGGTGCAAGTCCCCTGGTTTCCGTTCCGCTTCCAACGATGGCAAGTTTTCGCATGAATAATTCGCTTTCTCTAATAAGTCCTTTGAGGGGAGACGAAGCTCCCCTCATATTGTGAAGATGTCCTAGCTTGCGCTTTCCATTGAGGTCTGCGCGTAGCGGGGTTCCAGTTCTGCCAGAACGCCAACGATGGTATGTGTTGCGCCAGCGTTCGGGGTAATGACGATGCGGATGTAACGACCATTCAGGTTGGTTACAGCTGCGCGTGCGATAGCCGGGTCAACGTCAATCAGCAAGGTTGAATTTAGAAACAATGCGGGGGTAGTTGAAAATCCCGTAGTAGTTGCAGCAGTTGTCGCGCCCCAAGTGTCTGTACCAACCGCGCCGCTCAACCGATAGTTGAAAGCAATCGCGGTACCGGTGCCTGAAGTAACCACAGAAGAGGCCAGTACGGTCACTACGACATTCTGATCTGTTGAGGTGGCGGTCACGTTACCAAACGGAACTATGAACGTGGCTCGATGACAGCGTGCCAAATCAACCGCATTCGAGTTGGTCGCCGTGGTAGTAATATCCACAGCCGCCATTAATGGAACTATCTTTACGATCTGTCCATATCTGCCAATCATGTAATTCTCCTTATACGGGGCGGTAACTCAAGGCGACCGCCCCTTTGCCTATTAAGGAATTTAGCTTGCGCTTTCAGGGCTGGTCTGGATGTAACGAGGCTCGACTTCTGCCACAACGGCCATATTGTCAACCGTCACGCCAGTTCCGGGGGTGGCTACAATGCGGATGTAACGACCATCCAAAGAAGCCGGTCCATTCAACGCAATCGCAGGGTCAACGTCAATCGAGACAGTCGCTCCGGTCAACGTGCCGGCCATGATGGTAGCGCCAGCAGCCAGGGCCGCGGTCGGGCTTCCCCACGTATCGGTTGCAACTGCGCCGCTTACTCGGTAGTTGAAAGCAATAGCTGTGCCTGTTCCCGAAGTGACAACGGAAGACGCCAGCACAGTCAATACCACACTTTGCAGCGTGGGGGATGCGGCAGTCACTACGCCGTGTACAATCAAGAACGTCGCCCGGTGGCAGCGCGCCAGATCCAATGCTTTTGAGTTCGTCGCTGAAGAGCCGATGTTGAAGCAGCCAAACAGCGGAACTACTTTTGTAATTTCTGCATAACGACCGATCATTTTGATACTCCTTTATTGGGGAGGCGACTCAAGGCGGCCTCCCCTTTGCCTACTGAAGGAATTAGCTGGTGGCTAACAGTGACACGAACGGGCTTTGGGTCAGGGAGCCGGTTGAAGACTTGTACATGGTGACGGGTTTGTAGTGCGCGGTCTGCCCATCCGAGCGATAGACGAACCGGAACGCCTCTTCATCGGTCAGGAAAGCGATATGAATGGATGTTGCAGCCTGCACGTCGCCTTTCTCCCAGAACAGATACTGGCTCATGTCCGCCAGGATGATGTCGCCGGCGGTACCAAGTCCAGGGTTGAACTCAGTTACAGTGACGGGCTTGCCCATCAAGCGCAGGACGCCATCCACGCCGTAGGAAACATACGGTGAGAGAACGCCAGTGGAAAGACCCGCGAAGTACAGAGCGTCCAACTGAGGCTCGACTTCGGAGTTGATGAACCATTGGGCATTCTTGCGCGTCCAGGGCAACAGACGTTGCCACATATTCAGGATGTCCTGATGAATGACCACGTTGGCATTCTGGCGGGTGACGGTGATCATGGCGCCGGATATCAGCATTCCTTGAGCGCCACCAATGCCGGTGCCGTTCACGATGTCATCGTTGACCATGAAGTTAAGCTCTTCTCCGGCCGACTGCTTGGCAACTTCGTTGAATTGCGCGGCGTCGAGAATGAGTTCGTCGGTTGCATACATGAGAACTGCGTATTTCTTCAGTTCCCAGTTGATCCGGCGGAACTTCGGGCGGGAGGCGGTAATAGAAACGCCTTCGGCGATCCGGTAGCCTTGCACTCCACCCCAGCGGGAGCCGGTGGCGCGGCTGGTTTCGTCGATACCGTTGATGTAGCCAAAGTTACTGTTGGCTCCAACCGGCAAGCGGCGTACCAGTGAACTGAGCGGCCCTTCCTGATGAATGGGGACAAGCAGTTCATTGCCAATGGTGGGCTCCAACAGGTAGCCAGCATCGGCTGGAATAGCTTCATTGGCGCCGGTGGCTTTCATGGCGGCTTCGTCCATTTCTTGCGAAACTTTATTCAGGCGGAGCAAACGTTGGTCAATGCGACCACCGCGGCTTGCCGTTTTGACGGCGCGCGCCTGTTCTGCCAGGTTCGCAAACTTGCGATCACCCTCTGCGAGGGTTACGGTTACGGATGTTCCAGCAGTATCGGGGGCGGGGGCGGCGGCTTTCATGGCCTTGACCGCCTCATCCGCGCCGGCTTTCCCGGCGTCTTTGGCGACCTGCAGGAGCATATCTTGCTGTGCTTTCAACTCTTCTGGTGTCATTTTATTAGCTCCTAAAATAGATTTGGTGGTTTTGACCGCTTCGCCCGTCGCCTCGCTTGCCGCCGTTGTTACGGCCTCTGGCTCGCCTTCAGTTTCGTGGGATGTTGCGGTAGTGTCAACGCTGAGTGATTTCAGCGATACAACCTTGTGACGTGGCTCCGCCGGGGTGGGGGTGAGACTTGCGTCCAGTCCAAGCGGCCATTTGGTTATCTTGAATGCTTTACCGGCTATATCTTGCCGGTCAGTCAAGTGATTGGCGGTTCCGGAAGACCAACCCAACTGCCCAGCCAAGCCTGCGTCAATAATGGCTTGCTCGTACTCGTTACGGGCTTTCAAGATGGTCTCCGCGAATATAGCGGCGTCCGTTCGGGTAAGGGTAGCTTTGCCAAGTTTGGATTTGTAATCAATGCGGTGTCCGCCTGCTTCCAGCGGCATACGGTGGTTAAAATAAACGTCCGCCGTTTCGCTTTCTCCAAAGTCTGTGTCGGCTGCGAAGAAGTCGCCGGTCAGGTCGGGGGTGTTTTCGTCACTGAATGTAATCAGCGGGCCGCTAAACTTGACCGATCCATCCTCCATCTTGACGGCTTTTACTGCCCCGCCGAAGATAACCATCTCATCCGCATCGGCAATTTCAACACTCTTGTCTGCTCCGGGAGGGCCGCCTTTGTCAATCTTGTCTTTCCATGCAGCGACGATCTTGTGTTTGATAGTGGCTACTTCCTCAGCGGAATACTTGCCGGCATTGCGCGCCTGATTGATATAATTCCAAGCCGCGCGGATGTGTTCGGCGGTATCAATTGGATATTTCTTATTCTTCTCGTCTGCGAAAGAAACATCACCATACTGGCTGGTGCCTTCCTTCGGGTTTACATCTGGTCGTTTTGTAATCTCAGCCATAGTCATCTCCAGACAACAAAAAAGACGCAAACGGCAAGACATTTTCAGTCTTTACCGCTTGCGCCTTTTACCAAGGTCTCGTGCAAGCCTTACGCCTGCCGCCTTTTTACTGGCGGCGCTGTGTATTCAATTATGGGCTTTGAGCCGAGGAACTGCAGTCCGTACCGGCGCTGATGTTTTACCATCTGCCAAAACGCATTATAGCACTATTTTATAATCTGTGTTATGTCAAGAGTAGTTATACCCGCAAAACGAGCAGAATGTCTTGCCCTCATATCTTTTGTAACTTGTCAAACCAGGATTGGTCAAACATCATTTGGTCGGATCCGGTAATATGAACTCAGGCAATTTATGGGAAACCAGCATAACCGTCTTGGCGTTCTGAATGGTTATGTCAATATCGTTTCCAATGTGACAACAAGTCCTATCATACGTGCAAAGTTGGTTATAACCCGCATCACCAACCCGGATATTGAAATGCGCCAGGTCTATCAAAGTTACAGACTTCTGAAGGAATGGCTCAATCCTGTCAACGTAAGCGGTAAACATCATATGATGACCATGCCCCCACGCGCGAAGTCCTTTGTATTCCAGTAACCAATCCGCCCATTTGAAAGAACCGGACGACTCGTAAATGCCGGGCTTGCTTCCCAATGATACGCAGAAATCATCCTCCCATTGCGCGGCGGTCAGTATCTTGCCCTTCCAGACATGACACTCGGGTTCTTGCATCGCCCAATTCTGAGTAGATAGAACGCCACCGCGTGGATCCATTGCCATTCGCATCGGGGAACCAGACACTAACCCAACATTCGGGTATGTCTTCAATATCAAAAGTTGCTGGGTAAGCCAGTCCCACGAATATAGAATGTCGTCATCGGATAAACTTATTATGGGAGCGCGCGCCATGTGACATAACGCCCGGCGTGCATTGTGGGGGCCGACGTTGATACTCTCAACATATACGTCAGCAGCGTATGTTCGCAGCATCTTTCTAAACTCTGGGGTAGAGCCGTTATCCCATATCATCAACTCGGTTTTATGAGGTCTGGCCCCGGCAATTATCGAATCCAGACACAGTTTTACAACTTCCATTCTGTGTTCGTGCCACTTGTCGGTGGTGTAGTGCGTTACTATCCCCAAAGATACTTCAGGCGCGGGCGGGACCGGAACAGGGCTTTGACGATTAGGGGCGAGGGATTCGCGCATTGAAGTAATTCCGTCCATACCATATATCGATTCCTGACTTTCCAAAGTGTTCTATAAGAAAATTAATGCGCCCACTTTCGTCAGGAATGTTGTGATAGTTTCTGTAGGTAGTTCCGTAGTAATGAGTAAAAAACCACACCCCAAAATAGTCTGCCAACCAATCAAGCATAAAACGCATCCTTTCTCTCAATCGCCTTGCCAACGGCATCCGCCAATGACGTACCTATCCCTTCGCGGATGAATGGCTCTTTCGTGACAAGTATCTCACAATGCCACGTAGTGCCCACCCGCCGTATCTCAAAGTTACGAGACGCGTCGGTCAATTTCTCCAGCGCAGTTATGTCAGCGGAGGATAAGATACGTCACCCAGCCAATCACAGCCCAAATGGGTATGGAAAGCAACAGGGCAATGATAACGCCCTTGGCGGGGTCATCATCGTCTACTTCGTCCCCAGTTCCTGATCCACGAGTTTCCATCCTGTTTTGTCCAGTCTGCTGAGTTCCAGCAAAATGTCAGTCAGGTCGCGTTCACTCTTGGTCTGCTCTGCCACGAAGCCCGGCCAGTCTTCACCCGGGTTAAGTATCATTGCGAGCGTCTGCATGTCTCCGTCGGCTATGCACTCGGATGCGAAGCCAGTTATGAACGCCGTGGTTTCTTTCTCGCGCGCCATCGCTGCCATAAAGTACTGCGGCAGGTCATCGCCAGTGAGTTCCGGTATCTCTTCCAGCGCAGAGAACTCAGGTACGCCATTGACGGACACGATATAGTCATCCAATCTCTGCGCGTGCGTGCGCTCGTCATCCGCGGCCTGTTTCATCCACTTGGAACAGCCGGCCCAATTGACCGCGTCCAACGAGGCTGACATTGCATCGTAATAAGCCGCGTTGGTACGCTCCAGGGTAAACCATAGTTGCAACTTATCTATATTCATTTTGTTTTCTTCTCCTTGCCTGGATAGGCGGGCGGCTGAATAGGTCCGCTCCATTCCGCTGCTCGATAAAGAGACTTGGTAAGCATAAGTTTAAGTGGTTCGCCGTACAGCGTGTACGTGACCAATTTGCCGTTGTCGGCAATTTGCACGACCTGGGGTTCGTTACCGCCACGCTTTGCCCAATAATAACCGTCCTTCGTGGGTGCTTCTGATGTCCAATTTGTAGCCATTATTATTTTCCTTTCTTTTCTGCTAATGTAATTGCCGACAATTCTACATTCGGTCCAATAACCAAAACGCCAACTCCGTCAGGTAATTGCTTTTTTACTTCAGTATAGATACTTTGTATTTCCGGTTGAGTAATATTGCCATTCGGAGCCCTTATAACCAAGCAATCTCCCAGATGTAATTCAAGTTTAGCAATCCTAAGCTCTGGTATTTCTGTGACCATTATTATCCTTTCGTTTTCAAATATTGTGCGAGCATCGCGCCCGCATGTCGAATAGCTCCGACAATATTATCGCTAACATTCTCTGAAACCTTACGCCATCCGACCATGTTGGGCTGATTGGCTTGTGTAGAATTGCCCATTGTCCACTTGGCCGCTTCGGTCGGGTTGGAGATTACCCATGAATTTGCCGCGCCCGGTCTGCTTGTCCAGGCGCTTGCCATTGCGCCGGTACGTTGATTCGACCACGGGTTGATCACTCCATTCGCCTTTGCCCAAAAGAACCAGCGCCGTTGCTTGTCAGATTGGAACGTCTGCCCGTATGCGGCTAACCTGGACACGATTTTATAAGGCGGGTAGTGCTTCAGTCCGTGCGTGTCGTCGCCTATCAAGTATTCCGCCACCCAGCCGGCGCATTTCTGCTGAGACATATATCCAACCTGATTGATGTATGCGATCGCTTCAGGAATACCTCGGGTAGTGATTCCAATATCGGTCATTGTATGTCCCAACCAAGCTCCCGCAAAAATGGTTTCGGGTCTACGCCATGGCGGACTTCGAACTCAATCGGGTTGGCGTGTAATGAATGTGCGTCGCCATAATCCATTTTCTTTATCCGCATCCACAACGCCTCGACTGTCTCGTGTAAAAGAGTCTCCAGGACTTCAACGCCGGTGGTTGTACTATCCACCCCGTAATGGTCTTGTTTCCACCATGTGTATCGCTCTGCGTTTATACCAGCGGTTACGTCCTGCCAGATGTTATCACGAACCCACGGCCCGTCGTACTGTTCCGCGATCATCGGCGCGCCGGTAACTATGTCAGTTCCATAAGCAAACTCAAACTCTACTGGGTTATGGTTGGTGAGTACAATTGCGGCGTGCTGCATGGTTATATCGCTGTTGGGGTCTTCTTGAAGCTGGGGCGGTAGGTCTTTCTCTAGATAAGTTGGGAATGTATCGAGAATAGCCAGCGCGCCGGCGTCTTCTTTCTTGGCTTTGATAGAAGTCATCTTGTAATTGGCGGGGTTGAGCGTGACCCAATTACCATCCATATCAACGAGCCCGTGTTGACAGTTCCATCCGCCACACTCAAAGTTTTCATTGCCCTGCGTGGGAACTAAATTGTTCTCTATCCACCATGACGCCGGGTGTGTTTCGCCCTTTAGTCTTTGGCAGGTGCTACAACTTTCCTTGCCATCGTCTCCGTCGAAGGTCAGTGCCTCGCCTTGCTTGCCAAATACAACGCCCATGTTGTAAACGTCATTCATACTGCCGGTGTACCCGCCCGATCTATCCGAAATCCACGAACCAATATCGACCGGCGGATCCATTGCCATCTGTTCCTTCAGCGTGCGGAACAGGTCAAGTATATTCTGGCGCTCCTGGTCTTCCCGGTCCCCCAACCATGAAGAAGCTGCTACAACCATGTTATCAGGATCACCGCCGCCGTCTGCATAACCAGCATCAAACGCCTCTGCGAAGTTCTCCGCCATGCCCTGAATAAAGTCATTGCGCGCTTCCACCATGCCCATGCTGCCATCGGCGTAGTTATGCAATGCTTCCATCAGCGTAGAACTGTAATCGGCGGACAGACTGGAGATGTCCACCTTGATAGCCGCGGCAAGGTCGGTCGGCAATGCTATACCATGCGTTTTGCAGTAATAGCGAGATTGGTAAAGCCAATGACGAATATTATTAGTTTGCATTTAGCGCACGTACTCCCATCCGCATCATTTCAACCAACTGATTCGGGTTCGCTGTATTTATCATATCACCATTTACAGATGAAAATACCGCGCGCACGTCCTCAGCGGTCTTGCAGCCAACAAGACTGGCAGCAATCTTTACGGCCACTTCCGCAGGTATCGCGTCGCTCTCGAATGGCACAGACTTCCCAACCGCCTTCAATGCTTTACGCTTCCACTTGTCCAAGTCTGTCGTCATCTTCTCTGCCAGCATCTCTTGACTACCAACGTTACCTTGTTGCAGTGGATTGTTGGGGTCTTCATTCGTGGTAGACGTGCTGGGGTTCTGCACAATGCCGGTCTGGTCTGTAACCGGTTTAGGATCCGGTTCTGCGTTCTTGTCATCCACGATCTTCTGCAACTTCGCCAGGTCTTCATCCGGGATGTTCAGCCCCATCGTATCAGCTATCAGTAAGGCCAATTCTGTGTTTGTGTTAAACGCATTGGTCAGGTTGACTATGGCAACGCTCCGGTCGGTCTCATTCTCTTGGAACATCTGCATTTCTTCATGTCTATCTTGTAAATGACGGCCCATCGGCTCGAAAACTTGTGTATTCAGGTCACGCGCAATCGCCAACCATTCCGGCAGGCATGTATCTTTTATCATGCGCCGGTCGTCTGCGTCTACAACACCCTTGCCACCCAGCGCATTAGCCTTTTCGCTGAATAACTTTGAATAGGGGATACCCAGCGCCATTGTGACATTCTCGCGCTCTTCTGCGACCAGTGGAACGTTGGCTAGTTCATTCAATCCACCACCCAAATCTACCGGTTTGCCTAAGTCAACATTTGTAAAGATGGTGCGCCAGGCATTTCTAATACCAGACAGCATATTCTTTACGCGCTCTTCCAACTCTTCCTTGTCGCGTGCCTGCGTCCCTGCCGGCACCTGGAAGGCGTAGGTGTGTAACATGCCTCTTTTGAAGAAGCCATTGGCAGCGTCATCCATATTGAATAAAACGCCCATCGCAGACAAAGCAGCCTTAGCCGGGAACTTCAGCGGCGGCCCTTTCTCCACATCCGGATCATCCATCCATGAAAATACGATGCTTTCTCCAGGAGTTGGCACGCCCTTATCGCCTAACGCGGGTTGGTAAATCTTGTCAGTGACCGCGCCGTTACTGCCCAACACGCCACGAACAAACACGTCCTTGTCAAGTTTATACTTGACAGTCGCCGGCGCCAGTGGTCTTAGTATCTTGGTAATGCCATGCGTGTTCATGGACTTGTACCAGTACATTTCCCCCGATACGGTCCTGGATGCAGCCGCTTTCCAGAACATCGACTCGGGATCTGGTAGGAACCCACACTCATTTTTCCAGTCATCGGACGAATCTTTCACGTCGCCGCTATCATCCACTAAGTCAAACGGAATAGAGGCTACTCCATCCGCGCGCAGTTGCATCCCGCGATATACGATAGGAACGCGCGCCGAATAGAAGCCCGTGGTGTCCGGGCGTTCTTTGTCATTGCCAGATAAGATGGTCCAACCTTCATCCGCTTTGTTAATCTGCAACTTGTTATTCGTTGCAGGCCAGACTATACCTTTGCCCTTGCGGGTACTCCGTTTCTAGTCGTTGCGCCTTCCCTTGCGGGCTTGGTTCAGTCTCTGCGTTTCAGCCTTTGACTGAGTTTACGGAGTGTTTGCATTCGGGATTACTCCCGAAGGGGGCGGCGATTAACTACCCCAGATGGTCACGGCACGAATCGCGCCTGTTTCGTCTCCTCCAACAAGCATCATATCGTAGGGATGTTTTAGCTTCGTTCCGTTAGGCATTGTATGCCTCCTTTTCCGCAGAAATATCAAAGTGTTTATTCCGCGGCCCTTTATAACCAGCATGTGGATTTTTTCGACCGGTAAGCGTTTTGCTTATCTTAGCCCTCACTTCAGGGCTAACAGTTCTGTCTCTTGTCTCCCACGCCTTTTTATAATTTGCCCGCGCTTCTTCCGTAGGCTTTCTTCCCTTTAGTGCAGCACTTATTTTTTTTCTTTGTTCTTCGGTAACTATCTGGCCCTTGTGACAATCACTCATCTTCTTTCTGTATTCGTCTGACTTATACCGTTCTGCAACCTTATCCCTTAGCATTTGCTTTGTCTCTTCAGACATAACAAAATGCCCATCAGACGCAGATTTTAAGTTATAGCATTCTTTTGTAGGAATAGACTCGATAAGGTTTCTCTCAAATCTTTCGCAATCTTCTGGATTGCAATAAAACAAAGTTTCTACGATAAACTGTTCCCGCCCGTACTTATTGAATGCACGTTGTAAATATCGGTTTCCATGTATACCTGCCCGCAAATCATCTAAATGCCGATGCAGGCGCCTGTAAAGGTGAATAGACGAGCCTATATATCTCTTGCCTGTGGCTAAACAGACAATGCGATAAATTCCCGCGCTTCGTTTACTTTCTCGCCAAGATTTATTGTATGCCATATTTCTATTATACCTTCATACCATGATCGCCCAACTATGCGACGCTGCGATTGTCAGATACCGCAGCGCATCCAGCGCGTGGTCGTTTTCCTTAACAGGTTCGTCGCGCTCTGGTTTCCAAACGTAACTTTCAAACTCGTTGATGGTATTCACACAAGACGGGTCCACAGTCAGGCGCGGCTTTCCATCGCCCTGTACTTTCAACCGATCCTGTACCTTCTGTATCCCGTCCAATACGCGCCCTTTGGCAGCTCTTGCCGGTACGTTGTTGTTGGCAAGGTCTGCAATCAAACCAGCGGCAGACTCGTCCACCGCATCCACTATTATAACCTTTTCCTTGCACCACTCTACTGCCTTTGCAACGACTTCAGCCTGTAGCTTCCCGCGTTCGTACCACTCCCGGAAGATGTGCCAACGTCCATCCGTGTCCTCACCAACCAATAAAATAACCGACGGATTGGTATAACCTTCATCCTGGCACAGATACCATGATTTAATGCCCTGTTCGTCGCGAGATTGTACGTGAATAGATGCGTCAAAAGTATCGTAAACCGCGCCCTCCGCGGTTGCCCATATCCCCTCAAATAATCTCTTACGCCTTACGCCGGATAAATTGCCAAGCCTATCCATTGTTCGTTTGCCCTGGTCGGTCAACTGTCCGTCATCTGTGTAAAGCGTCGGATTGTCTTTATGCGTGGTGCGAATCAACTTCAAAACGCCCTTGATATTGCGCTCGCGTATCCAGTGCTTTGAGCCGGCCGGGTTGACGTCTCCAAACAATTGCGGGAACGGTACAACTGCACTGCGCCCGGTAGTACGGGTGGTTATGCTCTCCCAATCATCCAACGCCAATTGTTCAGCCTGGTTCACATACATTCCATCGCGCTCGCTTGACAATACCTTGCCGGGATTATCCATGCCGGCCACCCAGACAACCGCCCCATTGTTGTACTGATACTTCTCCGGCTTCTCGCCGCCATAAGGCGTCACCGGCGCGCCCTTGATAACACGCTCCCAGGTCTGCAATACCGATCCATATAAGTCCCGCTGTATTTTACGCACTATCACCCATTGAGACTGCGGATACTTAGAAGCAAGTAAATGCAACTTCCAACACGCCGCCAGCGTTTTCCCGGTTTCCGCCGGTCCCTCAACAATCACTTCCGGGGAATGGTCATAGATAAGTTCTTTACACCCACCACGCGGGGTATAGTCTGCGTCTGCAATCCCTTCGCCGGCCAATATCTGATACATCAAACCTTGTCCGGGTCTACATTGACCTTCTTGATAATACTTTCAATTTGTCCACTCAATTCCACCTGGTCGGTAAATAACTTCAAGTGCCTGCCGATCTTCTCGCCGGCAGCCTGCGCATCGTAAAGTTCTATTTCAAGCTCATGCACTTCCCGGTCTTCTTCGCTTTCCTTTTTCGATAGGAAGATGGTTGTTTTCTGCTTGACCTTCTTTATAAGTTTAGTCAGACCACGCTTCTTGGCTTCCTGTAAATCCAGATTGAAGCCCATCCCGGAAACGTCGAGAAATTCGCCCATGTCGCCGCGGGCATGGTCTGCAAACAACTTCAACACTTCATCCTCCCCCATATGCATTTCTTTCAGGCGTCTTTCGTATTCTGCAATAATGATAGCGTTTGATAGCAGTTTCGATGAATTTACCTGCGAAGATTTGACAGAAGCGTGAGGATATACGCGTTTATATGCCTTAGTTGCATTGAAACAACGTAGATATTCGTCTAAAAACGCGCTGTGTTTCTTTGATAGGGGCTTTGCCATGGCGATATTATACCCTATTTTCAGCAACTGAATTTTAAAATATATTCGTTTGATACTCTTATCTGATTCTAAGGTTTCTCCCCGTGGGCGTGCTATTGTGATAGTAAGACATATTCAACTAGACAAAAGGAGATAAGCAAATGACACAAAATTTGACCAACGTTTGCACGATGCTTCACGTAGCCGGTTTTGAGGCTTTTGTCAACGCGGACGAAATCAGCATTTTCACCAATTGCTCGACACCAGACTTTACATTCCCGGATGGCTCCATCGAAAAGACCGGACTACGGGTTGTCCCTTCTGTGTATCCAGGAACCCAGATAGTAGAACCTGGTTGGTATAACATGGTGCCACAATGAAAGCCCATCCAGAGCGCGTTATCCCACAATTGGCCGACGCGGCTATCTCTACTGGTAAAGACCGTAATGCACTGTTTTCTGAATACATAATTGCGCATTACCGCTCAACTGGAAAATTAGCACCTGGCTGCGACGCCAAAGATTTTTATGCCTACATGGATAGCAGACACGTACGCGGCGGCGAATGGGAATTGACAAACGAAGTTTCCCAAAAAATGCCGTGAAGATAGACATATCCGAATTAGACAAGAGGAGATTAGCTATGACACAAAAAGTAAAGTATGATGCACCGATCTGGTCCAAGTTCATGTCGTGCGGATGCTGGTTATCCATAATCACTGTGGTTGGGATAACCCTGCTTATCGCATTCGCCTTTGCCGGCAGTCATTAGGAGCGCAGCCATGAAAAAATGGTATTACGTCTGGAAACCGGGCAGTTTAGCATATCAATGCCAACTCACCGATAAAGAAGCCGATGAATACAGGAAGAATGGATTCTATGTCTCCCTGGTGTGATCATATCGTCACCATCGGCGACATGGTAAACAGGATCCTGGACCTGGAACAAGCGCTCCAGGATGTTATGGATCTAATCCATGAATTGTCGGGGCCAGACTCCGATAAATCAGAAGTCGTGCAGCGCGCCCGGAAAACACTTAATCGGAAAGTAGGCGAATATGAATCCAACACCAAGTGACATAATTTTGACCGTCGCGATTGTCATGCTGGCTATTGTAGCGACAGTGATTTGGCTGTGTGCCTAACGCCACTCTTCCAGCTTAGCCACCCACTCTCTTAGTACTTGGAGAGAGGTCTTAGTCAATGCCCGGAGCAATTCGGGCATTTGAATTGATTCACATTCTGTCCAGACCAATTCAACCAGTTTACTTATCTTGTCGATCCTTTTGAAGAAAGACTTTCTAGCATCTTCTTCGTAGGCTGCCGATATTTCCATTGACATATCCCTGACGCTCGCGCCGGTTTCCTGCACCCAATCCAACCAGTGAGTACAATCTTCGTCGGTAAGGTTGAATTTATCTTTTAGGCGGGAAAGTGTCGCGAAGTGCGATACTGGGATTTCCGATGCGTATCGTAACCTTGATTTCAGATCAAAAGCGTCTCGGAGCGCATAAATCATATCCGTGCTTCGTTTCAGGCGCGCGCACAATCCTGCGGTAAGTCCTCTCGAATATGGCTTGAATTCTACGTATGCCGTTGACACCGCTTCGGCCAGACTCCATTTTGACGCCTCGGTTTTATCGGCAAGCGCGCCTATGGCTTCAATAACTTCGTGCAGGGCTTCTTCACTCATCAGTATTCCGGTTTCTATATTCTTTTAGTCGCGAGGGAGTAAGCGAACCAGAACCCCCGCAAAGAGGACATTCCTCGCTGTCAATTTCGTCTAGTTGTACAACCAATTCTCCACAGTTCTTACACTTCCAAAGAGACTGAACAAGATTTTCCCCAACTTTCCTGGAGCTATAGCCTCCGACCATAAGAAGATGACTGTGGCAACCATTGGGGCAAGTTTCGTCATGCCTTGTTTTAGGTATATCCCTGAATAAATCGTTGTTATCCATCTCACTCATCTTCTACGCTATCCAGGAAGTCGGCCAACGCGCGCAACTCATTTGCGCTGAATAGCCCATTCAGATCAACCACAACAACATCGGGAGCGAAGTTTACTATCTGGACATTCCGGCCCTTATCACGCCATTGCTTCTCAAAATCCTTAAAATCATCACTTGTCAATGTAAACCGTCCTCTCTTGTAATCTTTCTAATTCAGACTTTAGACTATCACGAATTTCACGCAATTCAACGATACTCCACTTCCAGGCATTGACGGAGGCGCGCTCGGCCAGTTCCAAACAAACTTCGCCGCCGTATTTCTTCAGCATATAAGCATCGTAGTAACTGGCAAAGTTGTTGTGTCTCCCGTTGCAATTGGCACACTGACAATTGATATTCCGTAAATCATATCTTGTCTGTTGTTTGCCGCGCTTCTGCCAGTGGGAAGCCGTCAAATAACCTCCACATGACGGACTAGGAGTTACACATCCGCCATCCCGGAGCCGGACGATCTGCTTTATCATTTGCATACATTCATCGTCCAGGACGGTACGTTCTGGTTTGTACTTACCGCGCTTCTTCTTCTTGGCCTTGACGGGCTTTGGTTTTGATGGCATTTATTCCTTGACCTGTGGAACATTCTGCGCTACAATGTATTATATCATAAAAAAGGAGCCTGAGATGCAAAACGATAAAACCGTTCACTTCCGTTTACCAACCGAGACATTGGTCGCGCTGAATAAAGAAGCCGAA